TTCTGTTCATCGAAAGATCATGCAACGATGTTTGCTCAGTATGCGTTGAAGACAAGGAAGCTTGTTGACCACGGACTGACCTTCAAAACCAGTCCTCAGAACTGTGTTGGTCTGATGCCCGGTCAGTATTTCAGACTCGTAAGCGAGGCCACTCATACCAGTCGTTTCCAAAATGGAGCGATCACCGACACAGGTGAGATTATTAGTCGCGATACCTTGTCAGGTTCTCAGCCTATTTATTATTGGCTACCCGGAACAACTGAAGTTAAGGAAGGTACTTTAAATACTTCAAATGTTGATCAGGCTTTGCGTGGTTCACTCTTCACGATCAGGAATGACACTACAGAAAATAGAGTCTATAAAGTCGAGTCAATTGCTTATACCGAAGAAGGATTAGTTGAAATTGCTGGAAGTTTTGTTCCTTTAACTGATACAGGATCGTTAGCGGTCCTAGAATGGTATGGATTGACCGATCAATTTGTATTGCTAGATAACTAATGGCAACTGGCGCACAACCATTCCCAACGATTAAGCCTAATTCAAGGTCTTACACACCGGGAGAATATCCAACGCAAGAATTTGTTTCGCTTGATGGAACAAAGACTTATATGCGTTATGGAAATAAAAGATCTGAGTCAACCTTGGATCTTGGCTTCGATAACATTACCGACAGTGAAGCAGACGAAATTTTAGATAACTACGTAACTGTTAATGAAAACTGGACAACAGCAGATGAAAAGACTAGATGGGTGACGTTTAGTACAAGTGATGGGTTGAACGGCGCGGAATCTAATCTTCCTTCTTATCTAAGTGAGGCAGGGCTTCGGTGGCGTTATTCCAAGCCGCCAAAGGTTAAGAGTGTGCAAAAAGGCATCAGTAATGTGACCTGTTCCTTTGTCGCTTGCCTAGATTCACCTAAACTAAGTTAATTACCCCCAACTTACCTAAATCAAGTGGCATTTTATTCAGGTCAAGATGGCAAGCTTTATATAGATGGCAGTGCTTCTGAAGCAGCAAAAGTTGTTTCTTGGTCATTCTCAGCTTCGCAATCCACTCTCGATACAACCAGTCTTTCCGACACAGATCGAACTTTGATCGAAGGGATACGCAGCATTTCAGGAAGCTGCCAGATCTATTATCACAGTGATGCCAGTAGTTCTGGAGATGCTACGACTCTTATTGGCAAGCTAATTAAGGCACGTAGTTCGGCAAGTGTTCCCGGTATTGCTCCAAAGCAAAACGCTACAACCGCAGAGACAGCGACAATTCTTGAGCTTGGATTTAAGGATTATCAAAGCACGATTAAGAAGATCAAGTTACCTGTTGTCTTGACCAATGTTTCGATGACAAGTTCTCAGGGTGAAGTCTTATCTGCCAATATTTCGTTTGAAGCTAACGGCGCACCTAGCTCTATTAATATCTAATGTCAGGGAAAGTTATCACCGGTGATGATGGGTACGTTGAACTTCAACGAACCTCTCTTGAATACTCATTTAATACGACATTAGAAACATCTGATGTTAATACAACCCGTAAACGCTTCTCTGTTGATGGGTTAGAAGATAGTGTTATCACCGGCGATAAAATTGAAATTGCCACTGTTGATGGTTCAACCCTTGAATTAGTTAACGGCCATAGTTATTCAGATGGAAGTTGGTTCGTTCATGTAGATGCGGCGGGTGGAATACGTTTATATGACACATTTGATAATGCAATTACGGGAGGTGCAACTAACGCATTAACTCTTGTTGCCCCAAGTGCATCAAAAGCAATCACTTTTAAAGCACGTAATACTTCGTATCGGCCACTTGCTCGGGTACGTGATTTCGAGTTCACGACCAATCGAGAATTAATACAGACAGAAACACTGGGATCAAAGTTTAAAGAGCAGTATGAAAATGGTTTGATTCAAGGGCAAGGTACAGTTAACTGCTTTTGGGAGCATCGCTATTTACTATCTGATCCAGATACCCGTCAGGCAGTCAAACCCGAATTTGCAGCTTACTTAGCTCGGTTAATTCTTCGCTTAGATCAAGGTTGTGACTTTAATGGTCGCTTCTTTATGTATAGGGAGAGCGCAAGTGCAACTAATAATTGTTGGTGGGAATGCGAAGCTCAGATCACTAACTGCGCGATCAATGTACCGGCTGGCGGTGTTGTCGAATCCCGAATAGAGTTTATTACCACTGGCAAGTTCCAACTAAAAACTGGAAGTACACCGGGTTATATCCTTCAAGAATCTACCGATTACTTATTACAGGAGACAGGCGACAAGATCTTCCTAGAAGACGACGGAACTTAATTAAGGATATGCTACTAAGATAAGTTAAATAGTTGAGTCGATTGAATGGCTGACCTTCAGATAAGTCAACTGCCTACTCTAGCGGAGGCAGATTTAGCGGCTGGAGATGAATTAGCTGTCGTAGATGGCAGTGCGTCGGAAACAAAACGAATCACAGCTAAAGCATTAGTAGAAAGAGGAGTTGCTTTAATTGATGCGGGTTCAATACCCGGTTCAGCACTAGCAAGTCTCGGTGCGAATACCGTAGTAACAGCCAGCATTACAGATGCAAACGTCACCAATGCGAAGCTAGAAAATTCAAGTTTTAGTTTTGGCGGTCTGACCGTTTCTCTTGGTAGCACTGACGCTACTCCGGCTATTGATTTAACGGACGCTACTAATTACCCTGCGTCTTCCTTAACTGGCACGATTACTAACGCTCAGTTAGCTGGCTCAATTGCAAATAATAAATTAGCTAATTCATCAATATCTTTAGGTGGGGTCTCGATCAATCTTGGTGATACGAACGCAACTCCAACATTTGATCTAACCAATGCAACTAACTATCCCGCGTCTTCTTTAACTGGGACAGTATCGAATGCTCAGTTAGCTGGCTCGATTACCAACGCTAAGCTAGTTAATTCTTCAATCAATATTGGTGGCGTTACTTTCAATCTTGGTGACAGCGATACCTCACCTGCACTAGATCTTTCGGATGCAACGAACTATCCGACATCTTCTCTGTCTGGAACAATTACGAATGCTCAGTTAGCTGGAAGTATCCAAGGATCAAAAATTCTTGCAGCGAGTATTTCTTCAACAGAGCTAGGGGCAAATTCCGTAACGGCAGTTGAGCTAGCCGACAACTCTGTGGATACTGGAGCCGTAATTGACTCAAGTATTACTGATGCAAAAATTTCAGCAGTTAGTGGTACAAAAATAACAGCGGGGTCTTTACCAGCAACAGCATTAAATACAAGTAATTTAGGAACCGGTTTAGCTATATCGAGTAACAACTTAGTTATCAACAATACGGTTGTAGCTGGAACCGCTGCGAAAGTTAGTTTCTCAGCCCAAGGACTCATAACAGGTAGCGCAAGTCTCGCCGCTAGTGATTTGCCAATAGCTGATGCTACTAATGTTGGTGGCGTTTCTATTCCATCGGGTTCTGGTTTATCAGTAACAGCAGCCGGAGCCTTATCTCTATCCAATTCAATCACTGCGACTACGGTCTCAGGGGTCAGTGTAGATTCAAGAGGTTTAATTTCATCTATTACAGCGTTAGTTAGTAGCGACATTCCTACAGCTACTACATCAAATAAGGGTGGTGTTATTGTTCAATCAGGTGGGGGAATAAGTGTTGATGCTTCGGGCAATATTACAACCACAACCAGTGGGGTGTCAGCCGGTACTTACCAGTCTGTAGTTGTTACGAATAAGGGAATTATTACAAGCGGTAGTGCATTAACAGATGCGGAAATCCCCAATATTAGTGCAGCTAAATTAACCAGTGGAACCATTGATGCTGCAAGGTTTGCGGCAAATAGTATAGGTCGAGATAAGTTTTCTGATACATCAACAACGATCTTCGGCTCTGTATCGCAATCGGGGTATCCAACCGCCAGTTATGCGGGAGAATTTTTCTTCGATTCTGTGGAAGAAGATTTATTTATATGGGATTCAAATGCTTGGCAACCGGTTACTACTTTAACGAAGGGCAGTCTGAAGCTAGGAGGGGTTTACGATGCCTCAAATTCAACCGTTTCGAGTGTCACATC